TCAGACGTGACCGAAGGCGCTCTTCTGTTCGTTCCAGCTGGGCGAAAACGGTTCGAGGCATTGCGCCAGTGTCACCTCCGGCCCCTGCTTCCCGTCCAGGATCGCTTCGACGATCTCGGGTGCGAGCAGTGTAAGACGCAGGACGCGGGTCATGTATGAAGGCGCCATGCCCTCGCGCTCGGCCAGTTCGGCGATGGTGGCGAACTCGCCAGCCTCCAACATGCGCTTCCATCGAAATGCGCGTGCAAGCGCCTTGACCAGCGTGCTGTCCGTCCGTCGCGGTTGCGCGGCGCTGTCCGGCAATTGCATCTCCTTCCGCCCGCCGCGTTTCACGACGCGGAACGGTATGTGGAGCGTGACAGTCTCGGGGATCGGCCTGCCGCGTGTCATGCTGCTTCTCCGATCCCGCCGGACAGCATCTCGCGCGCGAGGCCGCTCAGCCCATCGACGCGCAGCCGGACGTTCAACCCGTCTGTGCGCATGTCGACGCGCTCGACCAGCAGCGCCACGATGCGCGCCTGTTCGGCGGGGAAGAGTTCGTCCCAAAGCGGGTCGAGTTGCTGCAGAGCCGCGATGGCGTCGGCCTCGGGGATGTCGTCGGCGTGGGCGCGCGCTGCCTTCCATGTCCCCGCCACGATTTCGGGCTGGCGGAAGACGGCCCGCAGCTGGTCGATGACGGCAGCCTCGATCTCGCCTGCGGGCACGCGGCCCACCGGGCATGATCCGGCGCCGTGTTTCAGCACGGTCTGGCTGACATAGTAGCGGTACAACCGCCCGCCCTTGCGGGTATGCGTCGGCGAGAAGGCCGCGCCATCCGGGCCGAACAGCAGCCCCTTCAGCAGTGCGGGCGTCTCAGCGCGGGTGCGCGCGGCGCGCTTGCGCGGGCTCTCCTGCAGGATCGCATGGACACGGTCCCACGTTTCGCGGTCGACGATGGCGTCGTGCTCGCCGGGATAGCTGTCGCCCTTGTGGACGGCTTCGCCGATGTAGGCGCGGTTGCTGAGCATCCGATAGATGTATTTCTTGTCGATCCGGTTGCCGCGCGGGGTCCGAATGCCGCGTGCGCCGACCTCCCGCGCCAGTTCCGTACAGGACCCGATCTCGAGGAAGCGGGCGAAGATCCAGCAGACATGCTCGGCATGCTCGTCGTCAATCACCAGCTTCCGGTTCTCGACGCGATATCCGTAGGGCGGCACACCGCCCATCCACATGCCCTTCTTCCGGCTGGCGGCGACCTTGTCGCGGATGCGCTCGGCCGTCACCTCGCGCTCGAACTGGGCGAAGGACAGCAGGATGTTCAGCGTCAGCCGCCCCATCGACGTGGTCGTGTTGAAGCTCTGCGTGACCGACACGAAGGTTACGCCGTTCCGGTCGAACACCTCCACAAGCTTGGCGAAATCCGCCAGCGAGCGGCTGAGGCGGTCGATCTTGTAGACCACCACCACGTCGACCAGCCCGTCCTCGATGTCCTCCAGCAGGCGTGTCAATCCCGGGCGTTCCAACGTGCCGCCCGAGATGCCGCCGTCGTCATACTGATCGCGGACAAGCACCCAGCCCTCGGAGCGCTGGCTGGCTATGTACGCCTCGCAGGCCTCTCGCTGGGCGTGGAGCGAGTTGAACTCCTGCTCCAGCCCTTCCTCCGAGGATTTGCGGGTGTAGATCGCGCAGCGCAGCTTGCGGACGACCTTGGTTTTTTCGGGCGGCTTTGTCATGTCCGCCCCCTGTGGTTCTTGAGCCCGAAGAAGACCCAGCCGTTCCAGCGCGTGCCGGTGATCGCGCGCGCGATGGCGGACAGCGACTTGTAGGGCCGCCCCTGCCACTCGAAGCCGTCCGCGGTGACTGTGACGATCTGTTCGACGCCCTGCCATTCGCGCAGGAGGCGTGTGCCCTTGATGGGGCGGTCGCGATCGGCGCGGATGCCGCGCTTGGATCGGTCACCGCCGTCGATTTCCTCGCCCAGTCGTTCTAGCCGCCGGATCGTTTCGGGTTTGAGCCCGCCATAGGCAAGTTCCTGGATGCGGTAGGCCAGGCGGCTTTCCAGGTAGCGGCGATTGAACGGCGGCGGCTCGCTCTCAAACAGATCGCGCCACTGCTTTTTCAGGTCAGGCGTCGGCGTGGTCTTGAGCGCGGCGAGGCGCGCGGGGATGGGATCGGGCTTGTTCATGCATTTCTCCGGTGCGTTGGAGTTGCATGACGGCATTGGTCGGGCGGATAGTGTAGGCAACGTTCTCCGGTCTTTTCAGATACTTCGTCCCGATCCCGCATCCGCAACCGAACCAGCCCGAGCGCCAGCAGGCCGCACAGCTCGGCACGGCGCTCTGCGGGCGTCATCTGGCCGGGCGGTAGCGGGTTCGGGCGTTTCATGTCTCGGTGGCCATGTTCGGTGGTACTTACCGATCAAAAGCCACTCGACAGTCAGGAACGGGACATCACCCCATGAACGATCATGTTGGGCGCTCCTGCCGCTTCAGGTTGCGCTTCGGTCTTGTTTTGTTCGATTGAATCGTCAGACTGGCGTTCCGCAAAGTGTAGTGAGGGCAGCAAGTAGGAGGGCCAGGTGGCAAGGGCATTGTTTCGCGGGGCGCCGGAGCTTTCGCGCCTGTTTATTGAATCTCCAATCCAATTGATCAGCGAATTTCTTTCGCACTCACAGTTTTCGGTATTCCTAAGCGATGCAATGGCCGCTGTGCCCGCCGATGCTGAAGATCAGATCCGCACCGAAAGCATGGCGGAAGCTCTGAAGGCTCTGAAGAGTGACAGAATTAACCTGATCGAGATCGAGGCCCGTCGCGTCATGCTGATGACCGACAAGACGCCTGATGCGATGCTCCGTCGGCTCGCCGAAGACCCGCGTTTCGCTGCGAAGGAAGGGTTGAAAGGGCAGCGCGACGCGGTCGCCAGAAGCCTTTGGGCTTACCTCCATGCCATAGCACTGTTCGAAGCCGCTGAGCGTGCGATGCAGGTGCGGGTCTACCGCGAGCACGGAACGCTATACGAGGCGTGGTCGATAGATGCCTCGATTCCCCTCGCCGCCGCGGGGGTCGACCATAATGCGCTCTCTACGGAAATCGCCGAGCGCCTGCAGCATGACGATGGCTGCAAGGTGGAGGCTGTCGACCTACCCGCCGAAAACGGTGAGAGTCAGGACGTCTTGCTGGCTGTCACCTTCTTCGGCGCCTATGCGAGCCAGAAAACCGTCCAGCCGGACAAGTCGACGAAGCTGCTCTATTTCCGCCCACCTGATGAGATGCTGCTGGTCTATTCGCATGCCCGGCGACGGATCGAGGTGTGTTCGCGCGACAGGGTGGAACGCAAGATCGTCGCCAATCTGTTCGCCGCAGATACTCTGAAGCACGACATTTCGAACAAGCCCCTGACCCAGAAAACTTACAACCTCTCTCGCTTCCGAAACTCGCTCAAGCTGCCGATACCCGATGAAGAAGCGCATCGGGTCAAGAAGGCGGGCATCATCGAAGTTCAGGTCGCGCTGGGCGACTGGTCTCGGAAGGTGACCCTCAGTGTCGCGCCGGAGGACGACATCGACGCGATCGCGAGGAGCGTCTTTGGGGCGATAATCCCGAAAGCGGGCGGCGGATATGTCACGAAGGTCCGCTTCCGGATCGAGCATGTGGACGGGCGCGGGCGAAAAGGTGTCCTTCAGTTCGACGTTTTCGGAAGGAACAAGTCGAACATCCAGAGCGAACGTGATCCCGCCAAGCGAGAGCTGGGCTACGATCTCCTCGAAGCCTGGGGTGTGCTGGAACGCATAGGCGACCTTTCGAAGCCGCAGCGCAAGGAGAAGCTTCCGCAGCTGTTGACGCTCTACGACCTCGCATCCGAGAAGGCGTCCGGCCAGAATCTCGATGAACTTGGTGTTGCCGCCGACGAGTTGACCGGCGCCGGTTTCCTGACACGCAAGGGATGGTCGGATGTCATCCTGTTCGAGGACGATGAGCTTGGCGAAGTCGTTCACAACGTCGAGCGCGACGGCACGAGCGACGAGGCCACGCTGACGCTGGTCGAAGGCGGAACGGGGTCGACGGTCCCGGCAGAGGATGTCTCCGAGTACGAGATCCGTTTCGATTACCTGCGAGACGCGCTGCGCGACTTGCTCAAGCCGATGGGTCTGAAAGGTCGCGTGCGCGAACTCGCCGATCATCTCCATCAGTTGGGTGTCGCAACCATCGGTCTGGCCGAAGCGCCGATCTACCTCGCACGGGCGACATCGGTCGACAAAGTGCTCGAGGCGTCTGACCGCCTCGTCCGGGGCGAAGGCAACCGAATTCGCGGGATCGTCTTCGTGCCACAGGACGTGCGGTTTCCCTACTTCGGTTGCCATGTCGTCCTGAGCCTCAGGGATCATGTCGATGCCGATACCGGCATGATCGACGCGGATGCGGTCCGCTCCTCCTATGAGGCTGCGATCGATCCGGCTGCGCGCGGTGCCGCTGTACACTTCCGCAAGCAAGGTGATGACGCCGCTCAGGTCACCGTGCCCGGTCAGGATCCGTGGATCGTCACCGGCGCGAAAAAGGTGAAGCTATTTGAGCGACTGTACATGGCTCATCGCGATCGCGAAGACGGCGTGAAGCTAGCGGCCCTGAAGGAATACGCCGGCTTTTCGCAACTGCCTCAGCTGTTTGGCGACGAATGGGCCGACGTGAACGGCCGTTATCTGTACTCGCCTCGCCGTGCGTTTTGGGCCCTTTGCGAGGAACCCATCTCCGTTTGATCTCCCTTTGGGGGGTCTGACCATCTCCGATTCGGGCCGTCACTAGGGGTGCTCACTCAGTCAGAGGAGCACCCCGATGCCGACTCCCTTCCCCTCGCGCCAGGCAGCCTCGACGAGCTGGTCCGGCGCAGCGAAGACCAAGCCCACCACCTCCAACGCGGAATGGCGCTGCACGCGCTGTGACAAGCTGCTCGGCGTCTGCCGGGACGGCCGCATGCACCTGCGCTTCGCGCGGGGGCACGAGTATCTCGTGGGCTTCCCGGTGCAGGCCACCTGCCGCGGCTGCGGCTCACTGAACAACGCGACCGCTCCCGCGCGCTGAAGCGCGCATTCACCCAACCCCCTGAAATCGCAGAGACGCGCGACGTCCTGACCTGGCCACGAGAAGGCGCCGGACGCCTGGCCGCAAGGCAGGCGTCCGATGTCCTTCGCGTGGCACGAGATCCGTGATCACCTCATGTATTCATCCTCCAACCTTCACTTCCAGCGCAGTTTCGACGCCGTCCGGCGTGAGCAGGCTGCCCTCACACCGTTCCGGGATCCGGCGACCCTGCTGGACGGGTTGCATCGCACGACCGGCGATCCGGCCCGGAAGAACCTGATCCTCTCCGCGCTCGTCAGGGCGGCGCAGGGCGACGGCCCCGCGTCCGACTGCGCCCTGACGCTGCTGTTGCTGGCGCTCTGGCCCGGCCTCGACGCCATACGACGCCGGTCGCTCTGGCGCAGGCTCGGCAGCGCCCACGAAGTCGCGTCCGACGTACTGGCGCGCACCACCGAGGCTGTCCGCGGACTCGACCTCGGCCGCGTCAACTGGATCGCGGCCACGGTGCTGCGCAACGTCGAGCGCGACATGATCCGCGTGCGCCAGCGCGACCAGGCTCGCGAACAACTCGCCAGCGGCGCCGATCCCGACGAGGTGGCGGACAGCGGCGAAAGCGGCATCGGCGCGGACGGGTACGCGCGGCTGAACGGCACTGTGCGGAAGCTGCTCGGCGACGACGCCCTGCTGGTGATCCGCGTGGCGATCGAGGGCTTCTCGCAGGCCGAGGTCGCAGTCGAGTTGGGCCTGACCGAGGCCGCCGCCCGCAAGCGGTACCAGCGCGCGATGCGCCGGCTGAACGACGCCCTCCAGGAAATCCCCTGAACCGATGTCCCGATCCGGTCCCGCGGGTGGCTTTTCCCATTCGAGCGCCCCGAGCGCCTTCCCTCCAACCGAAAGCAGACACGCATGAACCGCACTGCCGATCTGTCGCTCGAGGATTTCAGGCGTCTTCCGGGGCTCTATCGCCGCTGGGAACTGACCGAGGTCTGCGAGCCCAACCGCAACTACCAGATCGAGGACGCCGGCGCCCATGCCGACGGGACGCCGCTCTTGGCGATCTACGTCGCCGAGCCCGCGCCCGACGTCCGCGAGGCCGCCTGATGCGCCTCCTCGATCACCTCATCTCACGGAGAACCGCCATGCCGGACCAGCCGGACGACATCACCCTTCTTCGCGCGGCGAGCTACGCCCTTGAAGACCTCCCCGAAACCATCGCCTTCCCGCAGCGCCCCGGTGACGAGCCGCGCGAGCCGCTGCCGGTCGTCGAGGCGACCGTGGACGAGATCGCCTTCGCGATCGTGGAGGCGGAGCGCGAGAGCACGGCCGCCTACCGCCGCGCCGATGCGCTGAAGCGGCTCTACAAGCTCGCCCGCGAGGCGGGGTGCATCGGCGCCGACCGCGCCGCCACGGCGGTGATGAAGAAGGAGGGCCAGTGATGGCCCTTCCCATCATCGGCGCCGACGAACGGCTCGCGCAGCGCAAGGGCATCAAGGGCGTCATCTTCGGGCGGTCCGGCATCGGCAAGACCAGCCTGCTCTGGACAGTGAACGCCTCGACCACGCTCTTCCTCGACCTCGAGGCCGGGGATCTGGCGGTCGAGGGGCTGGAGATCGACACGCTCCGGCCCCGCACCTGGAAGGAGTGCCGCGATTTCGCGGTGTTCATCGGCGGGCCGAACCCGGCGCTGCGCGAGGACCAGCCCTACAGCCAGGCGCATTTCGAAGAGGTCTGCGGGCGCTACGGCGACCCGGCGGTGATCGGCAAATACGAGACCGTCTTCATCGACTCGATCACCGTGGCCGGGCGGCTCTGCTTCCAGTGGTGCCGCGGCCAACCCGAGGCGTTCTCGGAGAAGACCGGCAAGCCCGACATCCGCGGCGCCTACGGGTTGCATGGCCGCGAGATGATCGGCTGGCTGACCCACCTGCAGCACACGCGCGGCAAGCATGTCTGGTTCGTGGGCATCCTCGACGAGCGGCTCGACGACTTCAATCGCAAGGTCTTCCAGCCGCAGATCGACGGCTCGAAGACCGGGCTGGAGCTGCCCGGGATCGTGGATCAGGTCATCACCATGGCCGACATCCCGGACCCCGGCGGCCAGCCGCAGCGCGCCTTCGTCTGCCAGACGCTGAACCCCTGGGGCTATCCCGCCAAGGACCGCTCCGGTCGCCTCGACAGGGTCGAGGCCCCGCATCTCGGCCGGCTGATGGAGAAGATCCAGCGTCCCGCGGCGCCAGCCTCCGAACGCCTGACCTGGCCGCCGGTGACGCCCACCGATCCCGCCCCCGCGCAGGAGCCCGGCCATGGCTGAGCGCCTCTCGCTACGCCCGGTGTCCCGATCCGGTCGCCGGGGTGGCTTTTCCCCACTGACGCCGCTGCGCGTCCCATCCTCCAACTGAAAGGAGCCGCGCAATGTCCGGACCCTGGAACGACTTCAACTCCGCCCAATCCAACACCATCGTCATCCCCAAGGGCACGCTCGCCAAGGTGCGCCTGACCCTGCGCCCCGGCGGCTTCGATGACCCCTCGCAGGGCTGGACCGGCGGCTGGGCGCGCCGCGCCGCCACCGGCGCCGTCTATCTCGACGCCGAATACACGGTGCTCGAGGGGCCCTATGCCCGGCGCAAGATCTGGTCGCTGATCGGCCTCTACAGCCCGAAGGGCCCGGACTGGGCCAACATGGGGCGCGGCCTGATCCGCGGCATCCTCAACTCCGCCCGCGGCGTGTCGGACAAGGACAACTCGCCGGAAGCGCAGGCGCGTCGCCGGATCAACGGGTTCGGCGATCTCGACGGCGTCGAGTTCGTCGCCCGCATCGACATCGGCACCGACACCAACGGCGAGGACAAGAACGAGATCCGCGCTGCCGTCACGCCCGATCACCGCGACTACGCCGCGCTGATGGGCACGGTCGCACCGCAGTTCACCGCCGCCCCGGCGCAGGGCCAGGCCCCGCAGCAGACCGCCACGGCCACCCAGCCCAGCCAGCCCGCGTCCGCCCCCGGCAACGCCGGTCGGCCGAGCTGGGCTCAGTAAGGGGAGACCGGCCATGCGCCTGCGCCCCCGCCAGAAGACCTTCGTCGAGCGCAGCGTGGCTGCGCTCGCCTCCCGCGGCAACACGCTGGGTGTGGCGCCCACCGGCGCGGGCAAGACCATCATGCTTTCGGCGGTCACCGGCGAGATGATCGGCGACGGCGCGAAGGCCTGCGTGCTCGCGCATCGCGACGAGCTGACGGCGCAGAACCGCGCCAAGTTCCAGCGTGTGGTGCCGGGCGTCGCCACATCGGTCATCGACGCCACGGAGAAGTCCTGGGGCGGCCAGGTCGCCTTCGCCATGGTGCCGACGCTGGCGCGGGCTTCGAACCTCGCCGACATGCCACGCCTCGACCTGCTGGTTGTCGACGAGGCGCACCATGCCGTCGCCGACAGCTACCGCCGCATCATCGGCCGCGTGCGGGAGGCCAATCCCGACGCCCGGATCTTCGGGGTCACGGCCACCCCGAACCGGGGCGACAGGAAGGGTCTGCGCGAGGTTTTCGACAATGTCGCCGATCAGGTGCGGCTGGGCGAGCTGATCGCCTCGGGCCACCTGGTGCCGCCGCGCACCTTCGTCATCGATGTGGGCGTGCAGGATGAGTTGCGCTCGGTCCGCAAGACCATGTCGGATTTCGACATGGCGGAGGTCGCGGGCATCATGGACCGCGCCCCCGTCACCGACGAGGTGATCCGCCACTGGAAGGAGAAGGCGGGCGACCGGCAGACCGTGGTGTTCTGCTCCACCGTCGCGCACGCCGAACACGTCACTGAGGCGTTCAGGGCAGCTGGCGTTTCCGCCGCGCTGATCCACGGCGATCTGGCGGCCGAGACCCGCAAGGCGATCCTCGCCGACTACGCGGCGGGGGACATCCGCGTCGTGGTCAACGTGGCGGTGCTGACCGAAGGCTGGGACCACCCTCCCACCTCCTGCGTCGTGCTGCTGCGGCCGAGCTCCTACAAGTCCACCATGATCCAGATGGTTGGGCGGGGCCTGCGCACCGTCGATCCCGAGGAGCACCCCGGCATCGTCAAGACCGACTGCGTGGTGCTGGATTTCGGCACCTCGAGCCTGATCCACGGCACGCTGGAACAGGATGTCGATCTCGACGGCAAGACCGAGACCGGCGAGGCGCCGACGAAATCCTGCCCCGGCTGCGGCGCTGATATCCCGCTGGCCGCCACCGAGTGCCCGCTCTGCGGCGAGGCGTTCCCGCGGGAGGACGAAGAGGCCGGTGAAGGCGGCGGTGCCGCGCCGCTCTCGGGCTTCATGATGACCGAGATCGACCTGCTGAAGCGGTCCAGCTTCGCGTGGGTCGACCTCTACGGCACGGACGACGCGCTGATGGCCACGGGCTTCGCCGCCTGGGGCGGCATCTTCTGGCTGGACGGAGTCTGGTACGCGATCGGCGGAGCCAAAGGCGAACGCCCGCATCTGCTGGGCGTGGGCGAGCGCACGGTCTGCCTCGCGCAGGCCGATGACTGGCTGAACACCCACGAGACCGACGAGAGCGCCTTCAAGACCCGCTCCTGGTTGCGCCAGCCGCCCACGGAAAAGCAGCTGCAGTATCTGCCGCCAGAGTGCCGCCATGACTTCGGCCTGACGCGCTACCGCGCCTCGGCGCTGATGACCTTCGGCTTCAACAAGCGCGCCATCCGGCAGTTGATCGACGCGGCGGCTGCACCCGAGCGGAGGGCGGCATGACCCATGGCCTCCATCACCCCCATCACGGCCGAGGACCGGCGACGGCTCTGGCATCCGCGTGGAACGCTCTGTGCTGTCTGCCGGCAACCCACCCGTGGTTTTGGCTGGTTCGATCCGCACCGGTCGAAGCGGCCCCGGCCATCGGTCTGGTTCTGCTCGATGTCCTGCCAGTCCTTTTGGACGCGCTCGGCGCGGGAGCGCTTCGCCATGGTTGACCTGACCGAGGAAGAGCGCGCCGCGATCACTGCCATCATGAAGCGCGTGGCGCTGCTGATGGACGAGATCGGTTGGGCCACACCGCTCGCCGATCTGACTGAGGCGCAGGTGCGCGCGCTGATCGAGGAAGCGGTCGAGGGCTTCCGCGAGGCCATGTCCGACATCGCCCGGGCGCAGACGCCGGAGGTGCCGTTCTGATGCTGGACTACAATCACCGCCCCAGCTTCGCCGACCGGGTCAACGCCGCCGTCGATCGGGCGCTCACCGCCGATCAGGCCACGCGGCCGCCCCGCGACTATCTCGGCGGCTCGCGCCTCGGCCATGCCTGCGAGCGCGCCTTGCAGTTCGAGTTCACGGCGACGCCGAAGGACGAGGGCCAGGACTTCAGCGGCCAGTCGCTGCGCATTTTCGCGATCGGCCACGCGCTCGAAGATCTGGCCGTCGCCTGGCTGCGCGGTGCGGGCTTCGACCTCTACACCCGCAAGGGCAACCGGCCAGATGGCGGCCAGTTCGGCTTCTCGATCGCGGGCGGGCGCATCCGCGGCCATGTCGATGGTATCATCGCCGCCGGGCCCGAGGGTTTCGGTCTCGCCGTTCCCGCATTGTGGGAATGCAAGACCATGAACGCCAAGAACTGGCGCGCCTGCGTCAAGGACGGCGTGACGAAATCCAAGCCGGTCTACGCCGCCCAGATCGCGCTCTACCAGGCCTACATGGAGGCGACGGTCCCCGGTATCTCGGCCGCGCCCGCCGTGTTCACCGCGATCAACAAGGACACGGCCGAGTTGCACCATGAACTGGTGCCTTTCGACGCCGATCTCGCGCAGCGCATGTCCGACCGGGGCGTGCGGATCCTGCAGGCGACCGATGCGGGCGAGTTGCTGCCGCGCGTCGCGACCACGCCCGACTTTTTCGAATGCCGCTTCTGCCCGTGGTCCGAGCGCTGCTGGGGGCTGCCCGCATGAGCGACGACGGCATCCTGCACTTCAACCCGTGGATGGACTTCAACGACGGGCCGCCGTCCGAGAACCCATTCGGCTGCGACCCCGACCCCGAGCAGATCGCCGTCTTCCTCGACACCGTGTTCAGCTGGTGCGAGGGGCTGATCCCGCTCCGCGGTTTCGTTGACAAGGGTCAGGGCCGGGACGGCAAGCCGCACAACATCTGGATCCCCGCCGATGACACCGCGCCGGGGAAACTCGCGACCTTCGCCGCGTGGGCGAACCGCGAGGGGGCGGCCGTCTATGTCATTCCTGGCACGGTCGAGGAACAGGGCCAGGCCCGCGCCGCCGATGTGCTGCAGATGCAGGCCATCGTCGTCGATCTCGACGCAGGCGACATCCCGGCCAAGCTGGACCATGTCACCCGCCACCTCGGCACGCCCACGCTGATCATCGAAAGCGGCGGGCGCACGCCCGAGGGTGCTGCGAAGCTCCATGTCTGGTGGCAACTGACCGAACCCGCCGAGGGCGAGGACCTGGCCACCCTCTGCCGCCTGCGCGGCGAGATCGCGGTGAAGGTCGGCGGCGACACGCATTTCCGCTCGGCGCACCAGCCGATCCGGGTGCCGGGCACGGTCTATCACAAGCACGGCCATCAACGCCTCGTGCAGATCCGCGAACGTCGCGACATCGAGGTGGATCTTGCGGATTTCGCCGAGAAGGTCGCCGAGATGCCGCCGCTGCCCGGCGTGGGCTTCGCCAGCGACGTTGCCGCGCCGACCGTGAAGCCCGGCATCGACGCGGTGCTCACCACGCCGGTGCGCGAGGGCGCGGTCGACGACTGGTCCCGGTTCGAGGGAGCCAGCGCCGCCATCGGCCATTACGTGCGCCTGGTGCACGAGGGCCGCCTCGACCCGTTCGCGGGCTGGGAGGCGATCTGCGGCTACAACGCCGCCATGCTGCGCCCGTCTTGGCCGCTCGATCGGCTGATGGCCGAGTCCGAACGGCTCTGGGCGCTGCATGTGAAGCGCAACGGCCCGCCGCTCCTGCGCGCAGCCCGCTTCGACGCCCCGGCAAGCCCGCTGCCGACCTTCAGTCTCGGCGCTCTGCTCGACGACACCAGTCCGATGCCCGAGGACGTCATCGGGCCGCGCGTGCTGACGCCGGGCGGGCTCCTGGTGCTGGGCGGCGCGCCCAAGGTCGGCAAGAGCGACTTCCTGATCTGCTGGCTCGTGCACATGGCGGCGGGCGTGCCGTTCCTCGGCTTCACGCCGCCCCGGCCGCTGCGCGTGTTCTATCTGCAGGCCGAGATCCAGTATCACTACCTGCGCGAGCGCATGCAGCAGATCGCGCTGCCCGCCGCAGTGATCGCCGCCGCGCGCGACACCTTCATCGCCACACCGAAGCTGAAGCTGCTGCTCGACGCGGAGGGCGTCGCCCGCGTTGCCGAGGCGATCCGGGCCGCATTCCCCGACGCGCCGCCCGACATCGTCGTCATCGACCCGATCCGGAACCTCTTCGACGGTGGACCAGACGGCGGCGGCGAGAACGACAACACCGCCATGATGTTCTTCCTGAAGGACCGGGTGGAGCTTCTGCGCGAGGCGGTCAATCCGGACGCTGGCGTCATCCTCGCTCACCACACCCGCAAGGCCACCAAGCATCAGGTCAAGGACGATCCCTTCCTTGCGCTCTCCGGTGCCAGCGCGCTGCGCGGCTTCTATACCTCGGGGCTGCTCATGCACCGGCCCGACGAGGACAGCAGTGTCCGCAGGCTGGAAATCGAACTGCGGAACGGCCCCGCGCTGCCAGGCAAGCTGATCGACAAGGTGAAGGGCGAATGGGTCGAGCTGAACCCGATGAACGAGCGCCTGGTGCGCAAGGAGGTCGGGGCCAAACTCGATGCCGAGCGGCTGCGCAAGCACGATGTCATCCTCGGCATGCTGCTGGATGAGGCGGCGGGCGAGCGCCTCTACACCGCCATGCAGTTCGCCGAAACCTTCGAGAACCGGGGCGGACTGGGCAGCAAGCATACGATCCGCGAGCGCCTCAGCGTGCTGGCGACCAAGGGCTTCGTGAAGTTCCTGCGCGACCCCTCGGGGTTCGGCTTCCCCGTCACCCGGTCGCGGTTCGGCTATCTCTGCGTCGAGGGCATGCAGTTCGGCGCGCCCGTCGAGGAGGTCGATCCGGACACCGGCGAGGTCACCACAACCGCCCGTCCGGTCCTGCCCAGCCACTTCAAGTGCCCCCAATCCGGACTCTGCCTGCAGGTCGAAAACCCCGCCGTCTGGGTCTACCCGGAGGGGCTCGAGGACGACCTAACTCATATGAGTGAGGCCTGACTCATATGACAGCGCCAACTGTGCACTCAACGAAATCAACGTGTTACGGGCAAATAAGACTTAGGTCCCTAACTCATGCTCGAAGACTTCATGAAGTCTTATTCCGCAATGATTTCAGCTACTTGAACACCTCGGAACAGTTAGGTGTCAAACCCCCATACTACGTATGGGAGGGCCAACCCCTGGGGTTGGCCACTCCTCCCATACGTCCGGGCCAGCCGCGCGCGCCGCCGTGACGGTCTGTTGTGCTTCCCGATCCGACGACGGCGGTCCCGTACCGCCAAGCACCAGACCGCCGTCGTCTTCCACCACCACAGGCCACCGGCAAAGGAGACCCATCATGGCTCAGCCGACTCTGATCCCGAATTGCGACGGCGCAAGGTTTGAATCGCTGCCGCTCGACACCCCCCACAACCGCTGCATCCTCGCGCTCGATCTCGGCACCTCGACCGGCTGGGCGATCCGCGGTCATGACGGCCTGATCACCAGCGGCACCGTCTCGCTGCGCCCCGGCCGCTTCGACGGCGGCGGCATGCGCTACCTGCGCTTCACCAACTGGCTGACCGAAATCGACCGGCTCTCCGGGCCGGTTGCTGCGATCTGGTTCGAGGAGGTCCGCCGCCACGCAGGCACCGACGCGAGCCACATCTACGGTGGGCTCATGGCCACGCTGACCGCATGGGCCGAGCTGCGCGGCGTGCCCTACGAGGGCGTCCCGGTCGGCACGATCAAGCGCCACGCCTCGGGCAAGGGCAACGCCGACAAGGCCGCCATGGTCGCCGCCGTCCGCGCCCGCGGCTTCAGCCCGGCCGACGACAACGAGGCCGACGCCATCGCCATCCTGCTCTGGGCGATCGAGACGAAAGGAGGTGTCGCATGAGGTGGCACCCACATGGCTACGGCGGTCGGCGCCGGGATCCCGAACAGGTCAAGCGCGAGGGCTGGCAGGAACAGGGCGTCCTCGCGGTCTCCGCTGATGACGACCGCCTCACCTGGCCCGAGCGTGAACTGGTCCGCCAGCTGGGCGAGAAGCTCTACGGCCCGCGCCCTTCCGACAGGGAGGCGCGCCATGGCTGATCGCGAATGGACCGCCGACTGCGTCGCCGATCATTTCGAGGAGGCGTTCCGCACCCTGCGCAAACTGCCGCCGGTGAAGGCGCAGGGCTACTTCAACACCTGGCCCGACATCGTGCGGACCAGCCGCGAGATCGCGGCGATGGAACCGCAGCCGATGCGGGTCTGGCCGTCGGCCGCCGCGATCACCCGGCTGGAGCAGACCTTCGACTGGGTGCTCTGGATCGAGGAGGCGGAACGCAAGCTGGTCTGGTCGCGTGCGGCCCGGGTGCCCTGGAAGCAGATCAGCGGGGAACTCGGCTGCGACCGCACGACCGCCTGGCGTCGCTGGCAGCTGGCGCTGACCAAGATCGCTGCGCGCCTGAATGCGCAGTGACTCCAATGTGTTGCAACACTTTTTCCTTCGACATCTGCAACAGATCCATGCTATTCCGAAGGCAAGATGGGGAGAGTGCGCTGGAAGGCTCGCTCTCCCCTTTGCGTTGATGGGGGTCTTCTGGACCCCGGTATCCAGCGAGGGTCCGGCCGGGGTCCAGCCCGAGGCAGTTTCCGGTTCCTTCCTGGGCGTTTTCGTATGCTGGCGGGCCAAGCGCGCGACATCGCCAGCGACAGGGCCGGATTTTTGGGAAGCCACCCGGAAGCCGGACCCGCTCATGCCCCGCTCAAACACCAATGAACGCTGGCCTTCCGACCGGACACCGCTGGTGGCCGCTGGACCCCGTGTGGAGTCCAGCGCGGCATCGGAGTCCGGAAGCCACCGGCATCCACCCGACCGAGGAATCTTGCCCACCATGACGCTGAGCTTCGCCCCGGACGCGATCGAGACGTGGCCGCTGTCGCGCCTCCAGTCCTACGCGAAGAACGCGAAGGCGCATGGCGCGGACCAGGTCGCGAAGATCGCCGCCAGCATGGCAGAGTTCGGCTGGACCGTGCCGTGCCTCGTCGCCGAGGACGGAGAGCTGATCGCGGGCCACGGGCGCGTGCTGGCCGCGACGCAGCTGGGGCTGACCGAAGCGCCGGTCATCGTGCTCGGGCACCTGACCGAGGCGCAGCGCCGGGCCTACCGGATCGCGGACAACAAGCTGACCGAACTCGGCACCTGGGACGAGGCGCTGCTGTCGGCCGAACTGAACGACCTGCTGGCCGCGGATTTCGACCTGTCGCTGGTCGGGTTCTCGGACGGCGAACTCGACAAGCTGCTGGCCTACGTTGCGGAAGACGACGGTGAAGAAGGTGGCGCCGGGGGCTCCGTGCCGCCGGTGACCATCCCCGAGCCGCCGCGCAACCCGGCCTCGCGCAAGGGCGATCTGTGGATCCTCGGCGACCATCGCCTGCTGTGCGGCGACAGCACCAGCGCTGCCGATGTGCGCCGCCTGATGAATGGCGAGCGGGCGATCCTGTTCGCCACCGACCCGCCGTATCTGGTGGATTACGATGGCTCGAACCATCCGACCCGCAACAAGGACTGGTCTGCGTCCTACGGCACGACCTGGGATGACTCTTCGCAGGGGGCCGAGCTCTACGACGGCTTCATCGCCGCTGCCGTTGCCGAGGCGATCACCGAGGATGCGGCCTGGTACTGCTGGCACGCCTCTCGCCGCCAGGCGATGCTTGAGGCTTGCTGGGAGAAGGCCGGCGCCTTCGTGCATCAGCAAATCATCTGGGTGAAGGACCGCGGCGTCCTGACCCGCTCCCACTATCTCTGGAAGCACGAGCCCTGCTTCATGGGCTGGCGGCGTCCGAACCGCCCGCCGAAGGTCGCCGAGCAGACGCTGCCCTCGACCTGGGAGATGCCGTCCTTCGCCAAGGACGAGCGTCCCGATCATCCGACGCCGAAACCGCTCGACGCCTTCGGCATTCCGATGCGCCAGCATGTGGCGCGAGGCGGGCTCTGCTACGAGCCGTTCTCGGGCTCCGGCTCGCAGATCATGGCGGGCGAGGCCAACGGCCGCCGCGTCTACGCGATGGAAATCAGCCCGGCCTATGTCGACGTTGCCGTCGAACGCTGGCAGGCCGACACCGGCCGCGAAGCGATCCTCGACGGCGACGGTCGGACCTTTGCTGCCGTAAAAGAGGAACGCGTAGGCAACAGCGTTGATGCGCCAGTCAGAGGCAAAGCCCCGTTTCCGTGCGCAGGAAGAGCGAAGTTCCATGAGTGTCGCCCCTTGACGGTCAAATCTCAAGGCGGACGGGGCTAGCCATGCGCGGCTCAAATCAGGAGGACTTTTCGGTACCCGCGGTAGCTTGCAGTTGTGTTGCTCGCTGAATATCGCTTAGCTACCCTGAAAGCAGGCTGGGAGGTAATCTATTGGCACGGAAGAGCGCTCCTCGAGCACGTATGCAAGGAAATCTAGACGGACTCTGTGGCGTGTACTCCGTCGTCAATGCTTCGCTGCGTCTCAGCCCGAAGCACTTATCAGAAGCTCAGATCAAATGCCTATTCCGCGAGCTATGCTTACATCTTGCGGATGAGGGACGTCTCGAAGACACGTTATTCGAGGGCATGACTGTTCGCGTGTTGGGCCGGCTGATCGACGCTGCATCAGATTTCTTGCAGGCGGAGAATGTTATCCGCATTCAGCGCAAGCTGGCATTCGGGTCGGCTCCAGCTGGGCTCGCGGAATTTTGGGATACGATTGCGGAACATATCAAGAGCCATGGGTCTGGTTCAGTGATACTCGGGTTAGGTGGAAGATACGACCACTGGACTTGCATTGGTTCAATCAGCGAGACTCGAATCTCCCTGGTGGACAGTGACGGGCTTCATCACCTTCATCGTAAAAACTGCACAGTGGCGGAAGAGCGCGGGGGACGGCACCATGTGTTGTGGCCGACGCAGACCTATTTGTTGAATGCCGCTCCGTGATCCGAAAGGGTCGCACTTAGATCTTTGCAAGTGAGCGGTAGACCCGTCCACGCCCGTTGACCTTCTCCGAGGTCACCTCGAGCCCGAGTTTCTTCTTCAGCGCCCCGGCCATCGCGCCGCGCACCGTGTGCGACTGCCAGCCGGTCGCGGCCATGATCTCCTCGATGGTCGCACCGTCCGGCGCGCGCAGCATGGCGATCAGCGTGGCCTGCTTGGTGCCCTCGCGCGGCGTGCGCGTCTTGGGCGCGGCTTCGGTCGCGGTGGAAGTGTCCGGCGCGGACTGCTCGGTCGGCGCGTCCGTCGCGCCCGCAGGCGCGGGATTCGCGTCCTCGGGTTCGATGCCGATGGCGGCAAGACCTGCGTCGGTGGCGACCAGCGTGGTGCCGTGGCCGTCGCCCGTCTCGCGCCAGACGGGCTCGCCCTTGCGCATGTCGGCGTCGACCTCCTGCAGGAAGCCCTTGGCGAGCATCGCGCCGACCACCTTGGCGGCGGCCCCGCCGCGCAGGCTCTCGGGCAGCGGCAGGGCGATGTGCCCGGGCCGCTGGGCGGCAGCGCTCAGGATCAGGGCTTGGGTGTCGGAAAGCTTGGTCATCGTCGTCTCCCGTATCGGGGCGCGCGGAATGCGGGCCCTTCTACGAGGTCGAGCCCGCCAGTCGGCGGGCGGGGCCGGGAGCGGGTCGTCTCACTCGGCGTGTTCGCCTTCGCTGAAGGCCATGTCGGTGATCTCGCGCAGCTTGTCGCGATAGTGGTTCAGGGTGCCGACATGGCCCCAGTTGATCTCGTCGGGATGGGTCTCGAAATGGTCGGCGCTGAGGGCGGCGAGCCGCCCCAGCATCGCGTCGATCTCCGTCTTCGCGGCGATGAAGGCGTCGAGGGCTTTCGTGTTGTCGGTCGCGCGGCGGGTCATCGGGCTGGCTCCTTGGGTCGAGTTGCATCGTCCTTCTGGAGACACGTTCCCTCTGTCCGCGACGCTTATCAACTCGATAAGCACATGATCTTGAATGATAATCGGAGCCGTCGATGCGGGGCATGAGCGAGCGCCAGTACGCCGCGCATGTCGGGCTGTCGCGGGGCGCGATCCAGAAGGCGAAAACGGCCGAGCGGCTGGTCCTCTATTCCGACGGCAGCATCAACGCGGCCGCCAGCGACGCCAGGCGTGCCGAGACAACGGACCCGTCCAAGACCCGCAAGCCGCCCGCGCCGAAGCTGAAGCCAGTCCCCGAGGCGGCGGTAGCGGCCGTCGGCGATACGCTGCGCGAACAGGGACTGGCGGTTCCGGCGGTCGGCGGCAGCACGACCTTTCTGCAGGCCAAGACCGCGAACGAGGTGCTGAAGGCGCAGGAGCGGCGCATCCGGCTCCAGCAGCTGAAGGGGGAGTTGATCGAGCGGGCCCGCGCGCTGGCGCTGGTGTTCCGCCTCGCGCGGGAGGAACGGGACACGTGGGTGAACTGGCCCGCGCGCGCGGCGGCGCTGATGGCGGCAGAACTCTCGGCCTCGTGCAGCGACGCGACGGGCCAGCAGATCGCCGTGGAGCCAGCCGCGATGCAGAAGGTCCTGGAGAAACATGTACGCGCCCACCTCGACGAACTCGCCGAGGTCCGGCCCGACTTCCGGTGAGAGCGGCGATGGCCTGACGGACTTCGACGGCGCGGGCGAAATCCTGCGCGCCTGGGGCAACGGGCTGCGGCCCGACCCGGACCTGACCGTCTCGGAATGGGCGGACCGGCACCGGATGCTCTCGGGCCGCGCCTCGGCCGAGCCGGGGCGATACCGCACGGTGCGCACGCCATACATGCGCGAGATCATGGACCGGCTGTCCCCGGGCGATCCCACACAGCGGATCGTGTTCATGAAGGCGGCCCAGGTCGGCGCGACGGAAGCCGGAAACAACTGGATCGGGTTCGCCATCCACCAGGCGCCGGGTCCGATGCTGGCGGTCCAGCCCACGGTGGAACTGGCCAAGCGCAACTCGCGCCAGCGGATCGACCCGCTGATCGACGAGAGCCCGGAGCTGCGGGAGCGGGTCAAACCCGCGCGATCCCGCGATGCAGGAAACACGATGCTGTCGAAGGAATTCGCGGGCGGCATCCTGATCATGACGGGCGCGAACTCGGCGGTCGGGCTCCGATCGACCCCGGCGCGGTACATCTTCCTCGACGAGGTGGACGCCTATCCGGCCTCCGCCGACGAGGAAGGCGATCCGGTCACGCTGGCGGAAGCCCGGTCGCTGACCTTCGCGCACCGGCGCAAGGTGCTGCTGGTCTCGACCCCCACCATCCGGGGGCTGAGCCGGATCGAGCGGGAGTTCGAGGCGAGCGATCAGCGCCGGTATTTCGTGCCGTGCCCGCATTGCGGGGCGATGCAGTGGCTGAAGTTCGACCGGCTGCGCTGGCAGAAGGGCCGCCCGGAGACGGCGGAGTATCACTGCGAGGGCTGCGACGCGGCAATCGCGGAACACCACAAGACGGCAATGCTGGAGGGGGGCGAATGGCGGGCGACCGCGACGGCCGCCGATCCGACAACGGTCGGGTATCACCTCTCGGCGCTCTATTCGCCGATCGGCTGGCTGAGCTGGGAGCGGATCGTGCGGGCATGGGACGCGGCACAGGGGTCGGACGAGGCGATCAAGGCCTTCCGCAACACCATCCTCGGCGAGACATGGGTCGAGACCGGAGAAGCGCCCGACTGGCAGCGGCTCTACGACCGGCGCGAGCGCTGGACGTCCGGCACCGTACCTGCGGGCGGGCTGTTCCTGACGGCCGGGGCCGATGTGCAGAAGGACCGCATCGAGGTCGATGTCTGGGCGTGGGGCCGTGGTCTTGAGTCGTGGCTCGTCGACCACGTCGTCATCGAGGGCGGGCCGGATCGGCATGACGCATGGTCGGAACTGACCGCGCTGCTCGACCGGTCCTGGCCGCACGAACGCGGCGCGCATCTGCGGATCGCGCGGCTCGCCATCGACACCGGCTACGAGGCCCCGGCGGTCTATTCGTGGTCGCGGGCGCAAGGCTTCGCGCAGGTGTCGCCGGTGAAGGGCGTCGAGGGGTTCAACCGCTCGAGCCCGGTGTCGGGCCCGACCTTCGTTGACGCGACCGAGGGCGGGAAACGGCTGCGGCGCGGGGCGCGGCTCTGGACCGTGGCGGTCTCGACCTTCAAGGCCGAGACCTACCGCTTCCTGCGGCTGGCGCGCCCGACCGACGAGGACATGGCCGACGGTGCCGCGTTCCCGCCCGGCTCGGTGCACCTACCGCATTGGGTCGAGAACGAATGGCTGAAGCAGTTCGTCGCCGAGCAGCTGGTGACGGTGCGCACGAAGCGCGGCTTCGCCCGGCTGGAATGGCAGAAGCTGCGCGAGCGCAACGAGGCGCTGGACTGCCGGGTCTATGCCCGCGCCGCCGCCTGGATCGCCGGCGCGGACCGCTGGTCTGAGGCGAAATGGCGCGACCTTGAGGATCAGCTCGGGGCCGCCCCTACCGACACCGATCCCGCCGGGCAGATCAACCGGCCGGGACAGGCCCCACAGGGCAAGCGCCGTTCCGACTGGCTCGGGCGGCGCGAAGGATGGTTTTGATGACGGATTGGACGGAAACCGAGCTCTCGGCGCTGCGCCGGGCCTATGCCAGCGGCACGACGCGGGTCAGCTATGACGGCAAATCGGTGGACTATGGTTCGGCCGAGGACCTGCTGGCCCGCATCCGGACCATCGAGCGCGCCGTTGCGGGCGTCAGCCGACTGCTGCCGGTCGCCGGGCTCGCGGGCTTTTCGCGCGGGGACCGGTGATGTCGGCAAACTGGTTCGATAGGGCTATTGCCTCCGTCGCCCCACGTGCTGCAGCCCGCCGTGTCCTGGCCCGTCAGGCCTTCGAGACCCTGACACGGGGCTATGACGGGGCCGCGAAAGGTCGGCGGACGGAGGGCTGGCGGGCGCCGGGATCCTCCGCCGATACCGAGATCGGGGTGGCCGGGGCGCTGCTGCGCGACCGCATGCGCGATCTGGTGCGCAACAACCCGCATGCGGCGAAAGCCGTCGCGGTGCTGGTCAACAACATCATCGGCGCGGGGATCATGCCGCGCGCCGCGAGTGGCGACGACAAGCTGGACCGGAAGGTCGATGCGCTCTTCGATCGCTGGACGGCGGACTGCGATGCCGATGGGCAGCTCGACTTCTACGGGCTGCAGACGCTGATCTGCCGCGAAATGGTCGAAGCGGGCGAGGTGCTGGTGCGCCGTCGCCTGCGGCGATCCTCGGACGGACTGCCCGTGCCCCTGCAATTGCAGGTGCTGGAGGCCGACTTCCTCGACGCCACCAAGTCCGGCGCCATCGGCGCGGGACGCCTCGTGCAGGGGATCGAGTTCGACCCGGTCGGCAAGCGCCGGGCCTATTGGCTGCATGCCGAGCATCCTGGCGATGCCTGGGGCGCGCTGAACAATGGGCTCGGATCGCGCCCGGTGCCAGCGACCGAGATCGCCCATGTCTACGAGAAGCAGCGCACACAGGCGCGCGGCGTCCCTTGGGGCGCGCCGGTGATCCGCTCCTTGCGCGACCTCGACGATTACGAAGTCGCGGAACTGGTCCGCAAGAAGACCGAGGCCTGTGTCACCGCCATCGTGTTCGGCGATGACGAGGCGCAGCAGGGCATCGCGCCCTCCGTGGTCGATGCCGATGGCAACCGGGTCGAGCAGTTCGAACCGGGGCTGATCGCCTATGCGCGCGGCGGCAAGGACATCCGGTTCAACCAGCCCTCGGCCACTGGCGGCTATGGCGAATACAAGCGGGCCAGCCTGCACACGATCTCGGCCGGGTTCCGGGTGCCCTACGAGCTGCTGACCGGGGATCTGTCCCAGGTCAACTATTCCTCGATCCGGGCGGGGCTCGTCGAGTTCCGCCGCATGATCGATGCCGTCCAGTGGCAGCTCTTCATCCCGATGCTTTGCGCGCCGGTCTGGCGCTGGTTCACCGAGGCTGCATGGGCGGCAGGCCAGATCCCGACACCGGACGTGCCGGTGGAATGGTCGCCGCCGAAGTTCGAGGCCGTCGATCCGCAGAAGGATGCGATGGCGGACCTGCTGGCGATCCGCTCGGGCACCATGACGCTGGCTGAGGTGATCGCGAAACAGGGCCGCAACCCCGACGCCGTGTTGGCCGAAATCGCGGCGACCAATGCGAAACTGGACGCGCTGGGGCTGGTTCTCGACAGCGATCCGCGCCGCGTCACCAAGACCGGCAGCGCGCAGACCGGCGATCCGGCGACCGATACCGCCGCCGACGACCCCTCCGCCGATGCGGATGCAGACCCGGCGCAGGCCGACCAACAGGACTGACCTACATGGACACGATGATCGAACTGCCGGCCATGCGCCGGTCGGCGGAGCTTGCGCCGAACACGGCCGATGCCGACAGCCGCACCGTCGAGGTGGTCTGGTCGGCTGGGGCCCGCGTCCGGCGCGCGACCTTCTTCGGCGAGCCCTATGACGAGGAGCTGAGCCTCGACCCCGCCCATGTCCGGCTCGACCGGCTGAACGCGGGCGCGCCCTTCCTGAAGGTGCACGAGCTCGACACGCTGGATGCGGTGATCGGCTCTGTCGTGCCGGGCTCTGCGCGGATCGAGAACGGGCGCGGCATAGCGCTGGTGCGGATCAGCGAGCGCGCCGACGTCGAGCCGATCTGGCGCGACATCCAGGCCGGGCACATCCGTGCCGTCTCCATCGGCTACCAGGTCCACCGCTTCGAGGTCTCGAAACCCGAGGCCGCCCGCGAGCTTTGGCGCGCGGTGGACTGGACGCCCTTCGAGGTTTCCGCCGTCGCGGTCGGCGCCGACCCCGCCGCAGGCTTCCGCGCCCAGCATCCCCTTCACGACTGCGTCCTTCACCGCCGGGACGCCCCCACACTGCAAGGAGCATCCCCGATGACGGACAAGACCCAGACCCCGGCGCGCGACGCCGCAACCCCCGCCACCACCCAGCCGACCGAGCCGGTCGAAACCGAGGACACCCCCATGACCGAGCCGAAACCGGCTGCGCCCGACCCGAAGGTCGCCGCAGTGGAAACCCGCACCCAGCCGAAGACGCAGGCAATCCCTGCGCCCGACACGGAGGCGGTCGCCACCCGCGCCCGCGAGGCCGAGCGCGACCGCGTCTCCACCATCTACGATCTGGCCGGGCGGCTGAACCTCGAGCGCGGCTTCGCCGAGGATCTGGTCAAGCGCGGCGTTAGCGTCGACGAGTCCCGCCGCCTGATCCTCGATCAGGTCGCGGCGAAATCCGACGAGACCCGGACCTTCGGCCATGTCTCCGTCCCGCTCGGCGGCCGGGACGAGCGCATCACCCGCCGCGACGCCGTGGCCAACGCACTGCTGCACCGCTACAGCCCGACTCTGTTCCAGCTGGAGGACGCCGCGCGCCAGTACCGCGGCATGACGCTGCTGGAACTCGCCCGCGAAAGCCTCGGCAATGCCGGGGTGAACACCCGCGGCCTGTCGCGTGACGAGGTGGCGACGCGGGCGCTGCACTCGACTTCGGACTTCCCCGAGATCCTCTCGGCCGTCACCAACAAGACCCTGCGGCAGGCTTACGAGGCCTATCCCCGCACCTTCATGCTGTTCTGCCGCCAGGTGCTCGCGACCGACTTCAAGGCGATGCACCGGGTCCAGCTCGGCGAGGCCCCGCAGCTGCTTGAGGTCGGCGAGAGCGGCGAGTTCAAGCGCGGGACGCTCGGCGAGAGCAAGGAGAGCTACAAGGTCAAGACCTATGGCCGGGTTGTCGCGATCACCCGCCAGACGCTGATCAACGACGATCTCGACGCCTTCACGCGGATCCCGGCGATGTACGGCAACTCCATCGCTCAGCTGGAGTCGGACGTCGTCTGGGGCATCATCACCGCCAACCCGGCGATGGCCGACGGCAACGCGCTCTTCCACACCACCCACAAGAACCTCGCGGGCACCGGCGCGGCGCTTGATGTCAGCAGCGTCGGTGCGGCCCGCGCCGCGATGGCCAAGCAGACGGGGCTCGACAAGAAGACGGTGCTGAACGTCCGCCCTGCCTTCCTGATCGTGCCCGCTTCGCTGGAACTGAAAGCCGAGCAGCTGGTCGCCCAGAACCTCGTGCCCGCCGCGACGTCCAGCGTGGTGCCGCAGTCGATCCGGACGCTCGCGCCGATCAGCGAGCCCCGGCTCGACGCCGCCAGCGAGACCGCCTGGTATCTGGCGGCCAGCCCGAACCAGATCGACACGATCGAGTACGCCTATCTCGAGGGCCAGCAGGGCGCCTACATCGAGACCCGCAACGGCTTCGACGTCGACGGCGTCGAGATCAAGTGCCGCCTCGACTTCGGCGCAAAGGCCATCGACTGGCGCGGCCTCTACAAGAACCCGGGTGCGTAACCTGCACCCCACGCTGAACCCTGACATGCGGACGGTCCAATCGGGCCGCCCTTCGTCTTTCCACGAGGATCCTCCCCATGAAAAACTACGTCCAGCCCGGCAACACCATCACCCTGACCGCGCCCTATGCCGTCGCCTCCGGCGATGGCCTGCTCGTCGGCTCGATCTTCGGCATCGCCGCTGGAGCGGCCGCCCTCGGCGAGCCCGTCGAGACCGCGCTCATCGGCGTCTTCGATATCACCAAGGTCGGCTCCCAGGCCTGGACTGCCGGCGCCAAGATCTATTGGGACGACACCAACAAGCGCTGCACCACGGTCGCGACCGACAACACCCTCATCGGCGTGGCCGTCGAGGCGGTGGCGAGCGGCGCGGGCGACACCATCGGCCGGGTGCGCCTGAACGCGACGTTCTGATGAGCGCCTTTGCCGCCGCCGTTGGCGCGCTCTTCGCCGATCCCAACATCGGCCGGGACGCGGTCTACATCGCCGATGGCGGCGCGCCCGTGCTGGTGCGGGTCGTTGCCCGGCGCGCCGACGCCGTGACCGACTTCGGCGACGCGCGGCTCTGGTCCGAGACCACCCGGATCGATCTGCGTGTCGCCGAGGTGGCGAACCCACGCCCCGGTGACCGCATCGAGATCGGCGGGGACGCCTTCCTCATTCAGGGCGAGCCTGTCCGCGACCGCGAGCGGCTGGTCTGGACCGTAGATCTGAGGCCCGCGTGAAACTGAAGCTCGACATCGATCCCGACATCGTCGCGATGATGGCGGCCGAGGTCGCGGCGGGCGAACGCGCGGTGACGGCTGCCATGCGCGAAGCCGGGACGGGACTGAAGACGGCGTGGCGGTTGCAGATCACCGGCGCGGGGCTCGGCACACGGCTCGCCAATTCGATCCGGAGCCAGAACTTCCCAAGGTCGGGCGAGAGCCTGGACGCCGCGGCGCTCGTCTGGTCCAAGGCTCCGGTCATCGTGGGCGCGCACGACACCGGCCCGCTGATCCGCTCGAAGGATGGGTTCTGGTTGGCGATCCCGCTGCCCGCGGCGGGCAAGTCCCTGCGAGGCGGCAGGATTACGCCCGGCGAATGGGAGCGACGGCGCGGGCTGCGCCTGCGCTTCGTCTATCGCCGCACCGGCCCGAGCCTGTTGGTGGCGGAGGGCCGGCTGAACACGAAGGGCCAGGCAGTGGTATCACGCTCGAAGACCGGGCGCGGCAAGGTCACAGCGCCGATCTTCCTGCTCGTGCCGCAGGTCAAGCTGCCGAAGCGGCTGGATCTGGCGCGGGATGCCGACCGGGCATTGGACGGTGTGCCGGGTTTGATCGTGGCGAACTGGGTTGAAGGGCGAACAGGTTGAAGGCCGCTGTGCGGACAAAGCGCTAATTCGCTGCAGTTACTCGAACGACCGCTTCACGGTGATCTAAATTCGTTCGGCAAAGCGCCTGATGCGTTGCACCAGGCGCCTCTTGTTCCTGTCACATCGCGTTACTTGATGGCGAGGATGTCGAAGTTGTGGACGTTAGCGACCACACCGTCGTCCCACCCGCCAGCGACCAGCTCCGCTGCCCGTTCTTTCAGCAGCCCGGCGACTTGACCGGCAAAGTGTGCTTCACGGCCAGCATTGTTTGTGAAGATGTCGAAGATTGCGAAGGATGTTTCGTCAATCTGCAGCGCCGCCCAGAACAATGTGCCGGGTTCGGTTTCTTCGACGATGGGACCAGCTGCGGTCAGCAAGGCTGCCAATTCCGGCCCTTTGCCGGGTGCTGCTTCGAGCGTGATGTACGTGGCTGTCGTGGCCGAGTAGAGATCAACCGGTTCCCTCATCGACAAGACATCGGAATTGTTGATGTTCGCGACAACACCATCGTCCCAGCCTCCGGCGACCAGCGCGTCGGCATTTTGGTTCAAAGCCGCGGCCACGGCGCCGGAGAAATGCGCATTGCGCGCTTCTTCATCCACGAAGATATCAAAGATCGCGAGCGTATCTTCGGCTTGCAAGGCAAACCAAAGCACGGTGCCTGGTTCGGTGTCCGCAACAATCGGGGCGGCTCCGGCCAGAAATTCGGCGAATGCTTCGGTCTGGCCTTCAGCAGCGGGCATGGCGATGTAGCTGGCAGTGTGATTTTCCATTGGGGTTTCCTGTGCGGCTGCAGATGTCGTGATCAAGGCCAAAGCGGCGAGTGTCTTGAGAATTTGGGCTTTCATGGTCGCCTCCTGATTGAGAGGTTGTTGTGTCTGGTTTCGATGCACCCTTTTCCCATGCCGAATGCCTCAGGCACCAATCCCGAACTTCTATTCTTTGATAGACATGTGCTATGGTGAACCTCATGGCGGAAAGTGACCGAGACTGTGGCAGTGGAGATGAACCAGATCAGGTATTTTTTGGCTGTCTGCCAGCATCGCAACTTCACCCATGCCGCTAGCGCCTCAAATGTTTCCCAACCGTCCCTGACGACCGCGATCAAGAAGCTTGAACACGAGCTCGGGGGTGATCTGTTTGTCAGGGACCGCGCGGGATGCAGGTTGACGGCACTCGGAAAACTCATGCAGCCAAGGCTACAGAAAGCGCATGACGAAACGCAGGCAGCTAAGGCAGAAGCCGTCCGCCACACGCGACTAGCGCGGGTTCCTATTTCTGTCGGTGTTGGCGAAACGATTGGTCACAACCGGATTTCAGCCGCCGTGGAACGCTTCCGTACACGATTGCCGCAAGCCGAAATAGAGTTGATCGTGGCGTCTGCCTCCAAGCTTCTGGCCGGATTGCGAGAGGGTGAATTTGACGTCGTTGTCACAGCGACGACGGTCAGTGAAGACCTCTATCGAATAGACCAGCTCTATGACGAGTCCTACAAGGTTGTGGTGTCCAAGTCGCACCCGTTGTCTGAACGAGACGCTATTTCTCTTTCGACACTCGCTGAAACTGACATGCTCGATCGACCCAATTGCGAAATGCGGGATGCGTTGCATGGGGCATGTGCAGACCAAGGTCACGAACTCTACGCGGCCTATCGGTCAAATCGCGTGGATTGGTTAGTCGAACTCGCGCGGCAGGGATTAGGCGCGGTGATTTTGCCAACCACGGCAATTCCAGCAGACAGCGGCCTCGTTTCGATACCCATCGACGGCCTTGAAATTTCGCGAACTGTTTCTGCTCTTCGTTATCGGCACCAAACGACGAGGCCAGAGACAAATGATCTGATCCGTGAGATTGCGCGTGTGTAGGCGTAGTATCATTGATGGCCGACATTCGCGCATAGTGCAGTAACTGGTACTTTGGGCTCATTCCGGACCCTTTCTGCAACTGCACGGTAGCGTGAAAAGAAATGCCCAGCCCCCGCGAAACCATCCTCGCCGCGCTGCACGCGCGGCTCTCGGCGTTGCCCGCCACCGCCCTCCGCGGCGAGGTGCTGCCGGAGCGGGTTCCGGCAGAGGGTCTGCTGATCCTGCGCGACGGCGAGCCGGGAGAGCCGGAGGTCACGCTGTCGCCCCTACGCTACCACTACCAGCACCGCGCCGAGATCGAGGCTGTCGTTCAGGGCGCCGACCGTGACGCCGCCTTCGATACGCTGACCGCCAGCATCGGCGCAGCGCTCGCCGCCGACCGCACGCTGGGCGGGCTCTGCGACTGGATCGAGGCCGAAGCGCCGCGCCCGGTCGATCTGCCGGTCGAGGGCGCGGCCAGCCTGAAGGCCGCCGTGATCCCGGTGGTGGCGCACTATTCCACGGCCGACCCGCTGACCTGATCCAACCGACCACAGGAGAACACCATGGCACGAGCCCAGGGGGCGCGGGCGCTGATGGCGCTTGCGTTCGAGACGACCTATGGAACGCCGCCCGCCAGCGGCTTCACCCGCATGCCCTTCGCCAGCACCTCGCTGGGGGCGGAGCAGCCGCTGCTGAACTCGGAACTGCTGGGCTACGGCCGCGATCCGCTGGCGCCGATCAAGGACGCGGTGACGGCGGACGGCGATGTCGTCGTGCCGCTCGACGCCGAGGCCTTCGGCTTCTGGCTGAAGGCGGCCTTCGGGACACCCTCGACCACGGGTGCGGAAGCTCCCTACACCCACGAGTTCCAGTCGGGGTCCTGGACGCTGCCCTCGATGTCGATCGAGACCGGCATGCCGGAGGTGCCGCGCTATGCCATGTATTCCGGCTGCGTGCTCGACCAGATCACCTGGCAGATGCAGCGCTCCGGCCTGCTGACCGCGACGGCGCGACTTGTGGCGCAGGGCGAGACGGTCGGCACGACCACCAGCGCCGGGACGCCCGCCGCGCTGGAACTGAAGCGCTTCGGGCACTTCAACGGGGCGATCACCCGCAATGGCTCGGCCCTCGGCAACGTGGTCTCGGCCGAGATCACCTATGCCAACAACCTCGACCGGATCGAGACCATTCGCTCGGACGGGCGCATTGACGGCGCGGACCCGTCCATCGCCGCGCTCACCGGTCGGATCGAGGTGCGCTTCGCGGATCAGACGCTGGTGACGCAGGCGATCAACGGCGAGGCCTGCGAGATGGAATTCGCCTACGTCCTGCCCTCGGGCGAGAGCTTCACCTTCACGGTGCACGCCGTCTACCTGCCGCGCCCGCGCATCGAGATTTCCGGGCCGCAGGGCGTGCAGGCCACCTTCGACTGGCAGGCCGCCCGCGACAGCGTCGTCGGCCGGATGTGCACCGCCACCCTCGTGAACGACGTGGAGAGTTACTGATGCTCACGCTCGACCTGACCAACGCGCCGCGCTGGCATGACCTCGCCTCCGGTGTGCGGGTGCAGCTGCGCCCGTTGTCGACCGCGCTGATGGTGGCGACGCGGAGCGACCCCGCCGTCGAAGCGGTGCCCGAGGACGCCTCCGATGAGGAGCGCGCCGTCGCCTTTGCCAAGGCGCTGGCGCGCCGCGCGGTGCTCGCCTGGGAGGGCATTGGCGATGCGGACGGCAATGTGATCGAACCGAGCCCGGATACCATCGACGCGCTGCTTGACGTCTGGCCGATCTTCGAGGCGTTCCAGCTGACCTACGTCTCCAAGGGCCTGCTGCTGGAACAGGAAAAAAACGCCTCCGCGCCCTCGCCGAATGGTCCTTCGGCGGGGGCGAGCGCTACTGCGAAGCCTGTGCGCAAACCTGCCCGGACTGCCCGGCGCGGCTGAACCGTCCGGAAACGCCGGAGGGTTGGCAGGTCTGGGACCTGGTCGGCCGTCTGGGTGGCCAGCTGCGCGTGTTGCCCGGCGCTGTGATCGGCTGGGACATGTCGGCGGCGCTCGCGCTCGGTGACGCGCTCGGCGTGCCACCGCTCGCCATGGCCGAACTGCTGCCCGTCATCGAAGTGGTGATGGTCGCCAAACTCAACGAACAGATGGATCACTACCATGGCGGAAAAACGGGTTAGCGTCCGCCTCGCGGCCGTGGGCGGACGGCAAGTGCGCGCTGAACTGGAAGGCGTGGGCGAGGCCGGGGCGCGCGGCTTCGGACGGCTGAGCCGGGAGATGGAGGCAGCGAACGCTCGGCTCGCGGCTTTCTCGCGGCAGGTGCGGGTTGCGGCGGCCGCCGCCGTGGCAGCCGCCGCCGCCGCTGGCGTGGCGATGATCCGCTCCGGCCTGCAGACGGTAGATGCGCAGGCCAAGCTGGCGCAGTCACTCGGCACCACCGTCGCCTCGATCCAGACGCTCGAGCGCGCGGGCGAGCTGGCGGGCGTGTCGATGTCCGGCATCGAGCAGGCGACGAAGGATCTGACCCGCCGTCTCAGCCAGGCGGCCGCCGGAACCGGCCCCGCCGCCGACGCGCTCGACCGGCTGGGCCTTTCCGCCACCGACCTGATCGCGCTGCCGCTGGACCAGCGCGTCGGGGCGATCAACGCGGCGATCGAGAGCTTCGTGCCCGCCGCCGAGCGCGCGGCCGTGGCAGGCCAGCTCTTCGGCGAAGAAGGCTCCATCGCGATGAGCCGGATCGACACCGCGACGTTGCGCCAGGCGACCGAGGACGTCCTTGCCTTTGGGGTCGTGGTCTCGGAGCAGGATGCCGACCAGATCGAGCGGACAAACGACGCGATCTCCCGGCTCGGTCTGATCTGGCGCGGGCTGTCGAACCAGCTGGCCGTCGCCGCGGCGCCTGCACTGGAAGCCGTCGCCGACGCGATGGCGGCGGTGGCCAGCCGCACGGGCCCGCTCGGCATCGCGATCCGCGGCCTCTTCGACAACATCGGACGCCTGACCACCTATGCCGCCACCTTCGCGGCCTTCCTCGCGGGACGCTGGGTCGCCGGAATGGCCGCTGCCGCGCTCTCGGTCCGTGGCCTCGCCACGGCGCTGGTCGTCCTGCGCGGGGCGCTGATCCGCACCGGCATCGGTGCCCTGATCGTCGGCGCGGGCGAGCTCGTCTACCAGTTCACACGCCTCGTGTCCGGCGCGGGCGGCTTCGGCGAAGCGATGTCGCTCCTGAAGGACCTCGCCGCCGAGGTCTGGGAGCGGATCAGGATGGGCGCGGCCGCAGCGGGTGCAGCCGCGACGGCGATGTTCTTCGACCTGAAGGCTGACGCCGCGTCGGGCATGCAGAGCGCCATCGAGAGCGTCGTCGGTTTCGGGAATACGGCGGCGAACACCTTCGAGGGCGCCTACGAGGCGATCAAGGCGATCTGGGGTCTGCTGCCCGCCGCCATCGGCGATCTGGCGTTCCAGGCGGCAAACAGCCTGGTCGACGGTGTCGAGGCGATGCTGAACGGCGTGGTCTCGCGCATCAACGGCTTCATCGGCGGGATCAACCAGGGGCTGGAAGCGCTCGGGTCGGAGCGGCGCATCTCGCTGGTGCCCGACCTCGACCTCGGCGAGATCGAGAACCGCTTCGAGGGCGCGGCGACGGCAGCGACCACCGCCGCGCAGGCGGCGTTCGACCGGGCCTTCGAGGACAACCCGCTGACCGCGCCCGATCTCGGTCTCACCGACGCGGCTAACCGGGCGCTCGAGTCCGCGAACCTTTACCGCGGCGCCGCGCGCGACCTGGCGGAAGGGGCCCGCGCGCCACTGGAAAGCTGGCAGGCCCTGCGCGACGCGGTGCGCGGCAGCGACGAGGCCAGTGCCGACGCTCTGACCGAGGCCACCGGCGCGGCCGAGCGGCTGGAGACGGCGCTCGGCGATGCCGGACGCGCCGCGACGGGTGCTGGTGCGGCTGCCGGGGCTGCCGCCGCGGCGGTGGAGCCCGCGACCGACGCGGCCGTCGCAGGCTGGCAGGCCGTCACCGCCGCGCTTTCCGACTACGCCAGCAAGGCCCGCGAGATCGGCGGCGATATCGGCCAGAGCCTCGTCGGCGCCTTCCAGTCGGCGGAGAACACGGTGGGCGAGTTCGTGAGGACCGGCAAGCTCAACTTCCGCGATCTGGTCACCTCGCTGCTCGCCGATCTCGCCCAGTTGGCGGCGCGGCGCTTCATCCTGGGACCGATCGCGAATGCGCTCTCGGGCGTCTTCGCCGGGGCGGGCGGCATCTTCGCCAACGTCCTGCATGCGGGCGGGATGGTCGGATCGGCCGGGCCCTCGCGCATGGTTCCGGCCATGGCCTTCGCCGCTGCCCCCCGAATGCATTCAGGCGGCATGGCGGGGCTGCGCCATGACGAGGTGCCCGCGATCCTGCAGCGCGGCGAGCGGGTGCTGTCGCGGCGGGAGGCCCAGACCTACGGCGCAAGCGGTGGCGTCAACGTCACCATCATGGCCCGCGACGCCGAGAGCTTCCGGCAGTCCCGCACGCAGGTCGCGGCGGACATCGCCCGCGCCGTGTCGCTCGGGCGGAGGGGCATGTGATGGCGTTTCACGAGGTCCGGTTTCCCGACAACATCAGCCGGGGCGCACGGGGCGGGCCCGAGCGGCGCACCCAGATCGTCGAGCTCGCCTCGGGCGACGAGGAGCGCAACGCCAGCTGGGCCAACTCGCGCCGCCGCTACGACGTCGCCTATGGCATCCGCCGCGCCGACGATCTGGCGGCGATCGTCGCCTTCTTCGAGGCGCGAAACGGTCGCCTGCACGGCTTCCGCTTCAAGGACTGGGGCGACCACAAGTCCTGCCTGCCTTCGGGCACACCAGCGCCGACCGATCAGGCGATCGGCACCGGCGACGGCACGACGAGCGCCTTCCAGCTGGTGAAGCGCTACGCCTCGGGAAGCCAGACATGGGTGCGGACGATCACCAAGCCCGTCGCGGGCACGGTGCGCGTCGCCCTCGACGGCGCGGAGCAGCTCGGCGGCTGGACCGCTGACACGACGACCGGCGTCGTGACTTTCGACAGTGCGCCCGCCGAGGGTGTCTCGGTCACCGCGGGCTATGCCTTCGACGTGCCGGTCCGCTTCGACACCGACGTGCTCGACGTAACACTCGACCTCGAGCGGCTCGGTTCGATCACCTCCATTCCGCTGCTGGAACTGCGCCGATGAAGACCTTTGACCCCGCCCTGCAGGCCCATCTCGACGAGGGTACGACCACGCTCGCCTGGTGCTGGCGGATCGCCCGCGCCGATGGCGTCACCTTCGGCTTCACCGACCACGACCGGACACTCAGCTTCGATGGCACCGACTTCGAGCCCGAGAGCGGTCTCACCGCGTCCGAGGTGCGATCGGGCTCGGACCTTTCGGTCGATGCGCAGGATGCCGAAGGCGTGCTGACCTCGGACCGGATCACCGAGACTGACATCCTCGACGGCCGCTGGGACAATGCCGAGGTCGAGGTCTGGCGGGTGAATTGGGCCGACACCGGTCAGCGCGTGCTGATGCGGCGCGGCGCCATCGGCCAGATCCGGCGCGGGCGGCTGGCCTTCGTCGCCGAAGTCCGCTCGCTGGCACATGTTCTCGGTCAGACGGTCGGGCGGACGTTCCAGGCGACCTGCGACGCCGCGCTCGGCGATGCACGCTGCGGCGTCGATCTCGAGGATCCGGCGTTCAAGGGCACGGGCGCCGTCATCGATCTCCTGCGCGACCGGGCCTTCACCGTCTCAGGCCTCGGTGGGTTCGCCTCCGGCTGGTTCACCTTCGGCACGCTGGACTGGACGAGCGGCGCGAGTGCCGGGCGGCGCACCGAGGTGTTGGGCCATGACGTGACGGACGGCATCGCATTGCTGACCCTGCTCGAAGCGCCGGTGCGCGCGATCGCCGAGGGCGACGGCTTCACCATCCGTGCGGGCTGCGACAAGCGGATGGAGACCTGCGGGGCGAAGTTCGGGAATACCCTCAACTTTCGCGGTTTCCCGCACATCCCCGGCCAGGACGCCGTGCTGCGCTACGCCACCAAGGATGGCGGCCATGACGGCTCCGTGCTGTGACCTCCGCCGATCCCACCCGCGTTGTCGCCATTGCTCGCTCCTGGCTCGGCACGCCGTACCACGACCAGGCGAGCCTGCGGGACGTCGGCTGCGACTGCCTTGGTCTCGCCCGGGGCGTCTGGCGCGAGGTCGTCGGTCCCGAGCCATTCCCGATCCCGCCCTACAGCCGGGACTGGGGTGAGACCGGGCCGCGAGAGGTTCTGGCCGAGGGCGCGCGGCGGATGATGATCGAGGCGCCGCCTGCCGAGGCAGGTCCCGGAGCGCTGGTGCTGTTCCGCATGAAGCATCGCGCCATCGCCAAACATGTCGGGATCCTCACTGGTCCTTACAGTTTCCTCCACGCCTATGAGCACTTGGGCGTCATCGAGGAACCGCTCACGCAATCTTGGCGGCGGCGCATCGCCTTCGCCTTCCTGTTCCCGCAACGCTGAGACCCCGACATGGCCACCCTCGTTCTCGGTGCCGCAGGCGCCGCCATTGGCGGTTCGATCGGCGGCGCGATCCTCGGCGTCAGCGCCGCGACCATCGGCGGTTTCATTGGCTCGACCATCGGGTCCGTCGTCGACAGCTGGATCATCTCGTCGCTGGCGCCCACCCAGCGCATCGAGGGCGCGCGGCTCGACACGCTGCGCATCACCTCGGCCACCGAGGGCGCGGTCATCCCGCGGCTCTATGGGCGCATGCGGATGGGCGGCAACATCGTCTGGGCGACGGATTTCCGCGAGGAGACGAAGACCACCACGCAGGGCGGTGGCAAGGGCGGCGGGGGAGGCAAGGTCAAGACCACCGAGTATCTCTACTACGCCAGTTTCGCCGTGGCCTTGTGCGAGGGCCCGATCACCGGCATCGGCCGCATCTGGGCCGACGGCAAGCCGATGGACCTCTCCGGCGTCACCTGGCGCTGGTATCCGGGCGACGAGGCACAGACGGCGGACCCGTTCATCGCGGCGAAGATGGGTGCCGCCAACACCCCCGCCTATCGCGGTACGGCCTATGTGGTCTTCGAGGAACTGGCGCTCTCGACCTATGGCAACCGCCTGCCGCAGCTTTCCTTCGAGGTGTTCCGGCCGCTTGCCGATCCCGACACCGCCGAGGGCCTGACCCGCGCCGTCACCATGATCCCGGCCTCGGGCGAGTTCACCTACGCGACGCAGGCGATCCGCAAGACCGATGGCGGCGCGACGGTGGCCGAGAACCTGAACGCGCTGTCCGACTCCACCGACATGGTGGAGGCGCTGGACCGGCTGCAGGCCATGGCTCCGGCGGTCGAGAGCGTCAGCCTCGTGGTGGCGTGGTTCGGCGACGACCTGCGCGCGGGCTCCTGCAAGGTGCGGCCTGGTGTCGAGGTGTCGGCCAAGTCGACCACGCCCGCCAGTTGGTCGGTGAACGGCGTGAGCCGCGCCAGCGCCTTCCTCGTCAGCCGCGACGATCAGGATCGGCCCGTCTATGGCGGCACGCCGGCCGACTTCGCGGTGATCCAGGCGATCAATGAGATGAAGGCGCGCGGACTGCGCGTCACCTTCTACCCGTTCATCCTTATGGACGTGCCGCCCGGCAACAGCCTGCCGAACCCGTATTCCGACAACGCCGCCGAGACGGGGCAGCCTGCGTTCCCGTGGCGGGGGCGGATCACCTGCTCGCCTGCAGCGGGGTTCGCAGGGACCGTGGACAAGACCGCCACGGCGGCAAGCCAGGTCGCGGCGCTGTTCGGCGCGGCGACGCCTGCGAACTTCAGTGTAGTTGGCCAGTCTGTCTCGTGGACAGGCACGCCCGGCGACTGGGGCCTGCGGCGCATGGTGCTGCACTACGCCTATCTTTGCGCGGCGGCGGGCGGAGTGGACGCCTTCCTGATCGGCACCGAGATGCCGGGGCTGACGACGATCCGCTCGAGCGCCAGCGCCTATCCGGCGGTGCAGGCCTATCGGGACCTGCTTGCGGATGTGCGCTCGATCCTCGGGTCTGGAACCAGGATCGGCTACGCCGCCGACTGGTCGGAGTATTTCGGGCACCAGCCGGGCGACGGCAGCGACGACGTGTTCTTTCATCTCGACCCGCTCTGGGCGGACCCGGAGATCGATTTCGTCGGCATCGACAACTACATGCCGCTGTCGGACTGGCGGGACGGGTTCGAGCACGCCGACGCGGCCGAGGGCTGGCCCGCGATCTACGACCGGGCCTATCTGCAGGGGAACATCGCGGGCGGCGAAGGCTTCGACTGGTTCTATGCCTCTGCCGCCGACCGATCCGCGCAGGTCCGCACCCCGATCACCGATGGCGCGGCGGCCAAGCCGTGGGTGTTCCGCTACAAGGACCTGCGCGCCTGGTGGTCGAACGCGCATTACGACCGTCCCGGAGGCGTCGAGAGCGCGACGCCGACGGCATGGGCGCCGCAGTCCAAGCCGATCTGGTTCACCGAGCTGGGCTGTCCCGCCATCGACCGGGGCACCAACCAGCCGAACGTCTTCTTCGACCCGAAGTCGTCCGAGAGCTTCACGCCGCATTTTTCGCGGGGCTGGCGCGACGACGCGATCCAGCGCGCCTATCTCGAGGCGACGTACCTCTGTTGGGGCGTCCCGGCGAACAACCCGGTGTCCTCGATCTACGGCGGCCGCATGGTGCATGTCGCCGAATGCGCCGCCTGGACCTGGGACGCGCGCCCCTATCCGTTCTTCCCGGCGCTGACCGATGTCTGGACGGACGGGGCGAACTGGCGGCTCGGCCACTGGCTGACCGGACGACTCGGGGCGGTGTCGCTCGCTGCGCTGGTCCGCCATCTTTGCAAACGGGCGGGACTGCCCGAGGACCGCATCGACGTCTCGGGCCTCTGGGGCGCGGTCGAGGGCTACGCCATCACGGCGCTGGAAAGCCCGCGCGCCTCGATCACCACGCTGTCGCGGCACTTCGGCTTCGACGCGGTGGAGACCGAGGGTGTGATCCGGTTCGTCATGCGCGGCCGGGCCTCCGTCGCCACGCTGGCGCCCGACGATCTTGTGGCCGCCCGCGAGCTCGACATGCTGGAACTGACGCGCGGCCAGGAGACCGAACTGCCGCAGGCGCTGAAATGGCAGGTTGCGCGGGCGGATGAGGATTACGATGCGGCCCTCGTCGAGGCACGGCGCATCACCGTGGACACGACGCGGATCGCCTCCGAGTCCTTCCCGATGGCCGTGCCGCCCGAGGAAGCCGAGCGGCGCTGCCGCCGTGCGCTGATGGAGGCGTGGGTGGGTCGCGAGACGGCGGCGTTCCGTCTGCCACCCTCGCGCCTGGCGCTCGACCCGGCCGACGCGATCCGGCTGGAGCATGACGGGCGGCTGGTCGATCTGCGGCTCGTCTCCATCGCCGACGCGGAGGCGCGCGGTATCGAGGCGGTGCGCCAGGACCGAGCGACCTACGACCTGCCGCCCGGAGACCCTCGCGCGGCGTCGTTGACGCGGGCGGTCGTGTTCGGCGCGCCGGATGCAGTGCTGATGGACCTGCCGCAGCTGACCGAGGATCAGCCCGCGCACCGGCCCTTCGCGGCCGCGCACGCGGTTCCCTGGCCGGGCGAGATGGCGGTGTTCCGCAGCCCCTCGACCGATGGCTTCGAGTTGCTGACCACGTTCGGCAGCCGCGCCCGGATCGGGGTGCTGGTCGCCGACTTCTTCGCGGGGCCGACGTCGCGCTTCGACCTCGGCAATGCGCTGGTGGTCGATCTGCTCACCGGCACGCTGGAGAGCGTCACCGACCTGACGCTGTTCGACGGGGCCAACGCGCTGGCGATCGAGAGCGCGCACGGCGCTTGGGAGATCGTCCAGGCGGGTGCGGCCGAGCTGCTGGCGCCCGGCCGGTATCGTCTGACACGCTTGCTGCGGGGCAAGCGCGGCACCGAGGGCGCCATGGGCAACCCGGCGCCCGCTGGCGCCCGCGTAGTCGTGCTAGACACCGCGCTCGCGTCACTGCCGATGGCCGAGGTCGATCTCGGCATCCCGTGGAACTGGCGCATTGGCCCGGCGAGCCGCCCGGTGAGCGACGAGACCTATGTCGCGCAGTCCTTCACTCCAGTGGGCGTGGGGCTACGGCCGTTCTCCGTCGCCCATGTGGAGCAGCCGTGGCGCAGGCCCCGCACGCCTGGCGATCTGACGATCCGCTGGACACGCCGGTCCCGAGCCCTCGCGGCCGACAGCTGGGGCGGGCTCGAGGTGCCGCTGGCCGAGGAGATCGAAGCCTACGAGGTCGAGATTCTCGACGGCGCCACAGTGAAGCGGGTGCTGAGCACCGCCACCACCAGCGTGGTCTACATCGGCGCCGACCAGACCGCCGACTGGGGCGCGCTTCTCGGCCCCGGTGACATGCTCGATATCCGCATCTTCCAGCTCTCCGCCCTCGTCGGGCGGGGCGCGCCCAAGACAGTCACGCTCACGTTCTGAAGGCCATCCCATGTCCGACGCCACGACCCATCTCTTGCTGCCGTACATCCTCGCGGCGCAGGCCCAGAAGCACGTCACCCACAACGAAGCGCTGCGGATCCTCGACGGGCTCGTCCATCTCTCGGTTCTCGATCGGGACCTGACAGCGCCGCCCGGTTCTCCCGCCGATGGCGACCGCTACATCGTCGCCTCGGGCGCGACGGGCGACTGGGCGGGGTGGGACCTGAACGTCGCGCTCCGGACCGACGGCGCCTGGCTGCGCCTTCCACCACGGACCGGCTGGCGCGCATGGGTCGAGGATGAGGGCCTGCTGCTGGTCTACGACGGGTCTGGCTGGGTCGGGACGACCCCGGCATCGCTGCAGAACCTCGCGCTCCTCGGTGTCGGCACCACGGCGGATGCGTCGAACCCGTTCTCGGCCAAGCTGAACGCCGCGCTCTGGACGGCGAAGACCGTGGCCGAGGGCGGTACGGGCGATCTCTTCTACACCATGAACAAGGAGGCGGCAGGCGACGATCTCGGGCTGACCCTGCAGACCGGCTTCGTGACCAAGGCGCTGGTGGGGCTCTTCGGCTCTGACCGCTTTCGCCTCGCGGTCTCCGCCGACGGCAGCGCGTTCTTCGACGGGCTGAGCGTCGACAACGCGAACGGCATCGTCGACCAGCCCCGGCTGCCCCGCTTCAAGGCGTACACGAACTACGACAACTACGTCGGCGTCGGGACATGGACGAAGATCGGCCTCAACAACACCGACTACAACGATCAGGGGGCGTTCGACGCCGCGAACAACCATTTCGTGGCGCCCGTAGACGGCACCTACCTCTTTGGCGCGACGCTGCTCTACAAGATCAACGCCAGCACCACGGCCCGCATGAGCGGACGGCTCGTCCTGAACGGGACCACCGAAATCCGCGGCTCCCTCGGCGAAATCTCCGCCACCCATGTCTCGCTCGCCACCGCCATCTGGCTGCAGACCATGGTGCCGCTCACCGCGGGCGATACCGTCGAGCTGCAGGGGTATTTCCGGGTCGCGGACGGCTACTTCGCCGCCGATCACACCTCGTTCTGGGGCTGCAAGGTCGGCTGAGCGGAAGGAGGACCCAATGAACCCACCCCGATCCGAGGGCTTCGTGCGCATGCCCGATGCCGAGTTCGAGGCGATCCTGACACGCGCCGCCGAGGAAGGCGCGAAGCGCGCGCTGGCCGATGTCGGGCTCGACGGCGACGAGGCCGCGCTCGACATCCGCGATCTGCGCTCCCTGGTGGACTGCATCCGCCTGGTCCGCCGCACCGCGATGCAAACCGCCGTCCGCATGATCACCACGGGCGTCATGCTGGCGCTGCTCGCGGGCATCGCCATCAAGCTGAAGATCTTCGGCGGCGGCCCGTAGCCGCGCCCCATCCCCATTCATCAGTCCGCAATGACCCGCCCTTCGAGGCGGGTTCTTTCGTTTCGGAGGACCCTCATGACCACGACATTCCATCGCCATTGGCGCGACGTTCCGGAGAGCGCATGGCGCTGGCGGAATTTCAGCCCCGCCGAGATCGCCTGCCGGGGCACCGGCAAGCTGCTGGTCAACGAACCCGCCCTCGACAGGCTGCAGGCGTTGCGCGACCGGCTGGGCAAGCCGCTGATCGTCCGCTCGGCCTATCGCAGCCCCGAGCACAATCGCGCCGTGGGTGGCGCCACCCGCTCCAAGCACCTCGACGGCGCCGCCTTCGACATCGCCATGGCGAACCACGACCCGGTGGCCTTCGAGGCGGCGGCCCGCGAGGTCGGGTTCCTCGGCTTCGGCTTCTACCCGCGCTCGGGCTTCATCCACGTCGACCTCGGCCCGGCGCGTCAGTGGGGCGAGCGCTTCCCGGTCCGGGCGACGGCATTTGCAGCCGAGACGCCGCCCGCGCGCGAGGTGCTGGCTGACAGCCGCACCATGAAGGGCGGCGGGGCAGCCGGTGTGGCGACGCTGGGCGCGGCGGGCGTCGAGGTGGCGCAGCAGGTGCTGGCCGAGACCCAGACCGCGATCTTGCCGCTTGTGCCGTATCTCGACACGTTGCGTTGGGTATTCATCGCCGTGGCGCTTGGCGGCATCGCGGTCACGATCTACGCGCGTCTCGATGACTGGCGCCGAGGGCAGCGGTGATGGCCCCGCTCCTGATCGGGTTCGCCGCCAGCCCATGGATGCGGGCCGCTTTGCGCCACGGCGCCATCATCCTCGCCCTGCTCCTGTTCCTGCTTTCGCTTCGGCGGTCCGGCGAGCGAGCGGGACGCCTCGCCGAACGACTTGAAACTACGGAGAAGGCCAATGACGTCCAACGTCGGATGCTGGAAGCGGCGGCTCGCCGTCCTCGCGATCACCACGAGCTTGCTGACAGGCTGCGCGACGGTGAGTTCTGA